GGTTCAGATGGCTCACTCTTAATTCAATACAAGGTCAATTAATCAGCTCACTACACTACATGTTGTATAGGTTGCTTATCACTTAAAGCAATACTTTAAATTTATAGAGGAGAACTATCATTAAATTAGTTAACATATTATATGTTATCAGAATCTAGGAAGAGAAATAATTTAGGGCATAGGGCGTATGCAAATCCTCTTCCTTTAACAGCTCCCATCCCACACAAAATAGGATTTAAAAGGTCAATTCGGTGCTATAAAAAAAAATTTGAAAATAAGGTCAAAGGTTGTATATATTAGAATAATGAATAAGCTTGCCAAAATAAAAGAAAGACAAAAAGCTGCTGAAATGATGGCATTTAATCCTGAAATGAGCGTAAAAGAGATAGCTACAACGCTCAAGGTTGCCCCTACAACAGTACAACATTGGCGCAGAGACCCAAACTTCGTAGATATGGTTTATGAGCTTTATATGATTGAATTTGGATCAGATATACCTGCTGTTTTAAAGTCTATGGTTAGGGAAGCAAAGGCAGGAAATGTCCAAGCTGCACGTTTAGTTTTGGAGCATAGTGGAAAACTTGTGAAGAATATAAACGTAACGATTGATAGTCCTTTTGAGAAGTATTTAAAGGCAGATAAAGCTGAGGTTGAGTTTGTAGATGCTGAAGTACAAGATATTGTGGAAGATATTCCAGAGATGCCAGATATAGACCTTCCAGAGCGTAAGATTGAAGATCAAGAAGAACGCACCAGGACTGAGTTTACTACGATTAAAAGAGAAAAGCATAAGCATAGGCGCAAGGTGAATAGAAATAGAATGTATCACTGGAAAAAGCGTGCCAAAGCTGTAGGTATAGACGTTTTACCTAATGGCCGACCCACAAAAGCGCAAAAGCAAGAGTGGATAAAGAAGGTCAAGGCAGCAGAGCTTGAAGCAAAGAGAGCAAAGAAGAAATGATAGACGTTGTAAGTAATTACTTACTTTTCTTATTGATTATGCAGCCTGCACAGGAAATACATAACTGCAATAATCCTAATTTAATAGAAAAAGAAAGATATCACGCTCTATGTGACTGGGAAGAAGATGATTTTTATACAAATATTAAAGGCAAAAAGATTTTAAGGCAAAAAAGAAAAAAGGATAATCGCATTAAGGCATATTATAGAAAAAAATACTGGAGTGAAATGAAATGGATGTTATGAAAAGTGGATATGATCTTTGGCAGGAAAAAAAGTATAAAAATAGATTCAGAGATGGTGGAATTGAGTGTAATGCCTGCAAAGAGATTAAAAAGCCAGAAGATTATAGTTCAAGTAAGAGTAAATGCAAAAAATGCTTAACAGCATACTATAAAAAGCGAAATAAAAGGGCAAATCAAAGTCTTTGGTAAAAATATAGGTAAGCAGAGATGCTTTCTAGTCGAAAAGAGATAAGGGAAGGGCGAATTGTTAACAGGAGCGTTATAATTTGGTGCAAACCTTCCCTAGTCTCATAAAAAAAAGGAAAAACAATGCCAAAACTAACAAATAAAGAGAGAGATCAGCAATTAAGATGGCTTACAGGCCAAATCCAGAATATGAATAGCTTATTTGCAAGTTATATAGAGTGGAGAGGCTTATCTGCTGATTTTCAGAAACATATAATCGATTTAAATGAAAAAATAAAGAAAAAGGCTGAAAATGATACAAGCGCTGATAATAAAGTGGATTCTAAAGAAGGGTAGTATTGAGTTTTTGTTATTTGTAGGTGAATTAATTGTAAAAACCACGAAATCGAAGAAAGATGATAAGATGTGGAAAGAGATTAAGCCTATTATTAAAAAATATAAGTAATTATCTACTAGATTCTATCCCACCAACGCCCTGAACTATAACTTTGTCGTCAATAGGTATATCTTCTGGTATAAGTTGGCAATAGCAGTTCTCTTTACAGACTGAAAACCCACTTGCAGGTAGACCAGCAGCTTGCCAGTTCTCCCAGGTATCGATTTGACCAATTCTAGCAGCGCAATCACCACATATTTTAGGGCTTCCAACAGAAACCCAGCGCATCATTACGTTATCCCCATAAATATTGTCTTGTCCGACCCTGAAACCTTGCATAATACCTCCAACAATTCCACGCTTAATGGTATTTCTGAACTCTCCAAAAATTCGTCCTCCAGTCCTAAGATCATCGGACAGAATTTGGATAATTGCTCTATCTCCGATTCCAGACCCTCTGAGTACTGCAATTTCTCGTTCAATTCTTGAAGCAAATACATCAATTCCATAAGCAAGTCCGAGTGCGACCCAGAGAAGGGTGTCTTCGTCTTGTTGTTCGATTTCTTCGGCATCTAAAAATTCCTCCAGAGTTTCGTATTGTTCAGCCATTATTGAGACCTTTTCATCATCGCCCTATTCATCCTTTTTGCTATCCTTCCTTCAACTTTTTTAAGCGCATCCTTATCTTCATTTAATGTTGCGATAAATGGCCTTGGAGGCACTGACTTCCCTTCACTTGTCGTAAATCCTTCTTGATGCGTTAAACCATAATCCATCATCTCAAGACCATCTTTAGTTGGCTTTATTGAATTAAATAATCTTTTAGTATAAAGAAGAGGCCTTGTTTCGGTCGTAGGGCTT